GATTCCATTACGCAAGCGTTACTCTATCCTTTGCACGAATACATCTTCGTTAAGGTATTAAAGAAAATACCACAGGATGGAACCCATAATCAACACGCGCCAGTTAAGAAATTAGCTGAGCGTATGAAGAAAAATGGGCAAACCCATGTCTGGTCGTTTGATCTATCCGCGGCAACCGATAGGCTACCTTTGCGTATTCAGGGTTTACTGCTGGAAGCGCTGACTAGTCCAGAGTTTGGGCAAGCGTGGTGTTGGCTCATTGCCGATCGCTACTTTCGGGTCCCGAAGATTTTCCGAAGAACATTCGGTGCTTCGTTCCCGTCGTATGTGAAGTATGCAGTGGGTCAACCCATGGGAGCTTATTCATCTTGGGCAATGTTAGCGCTAACGCATCATTGCATTATTCAATTCGCAGCTAGTAAAGCTGGATGTACCTCTTGGTTTTCTGACTATGCAGTGCTCGGCGACGACGTTGTGATTGGGAATCATAAGGTCGCACGTGAGTATTTATCAGTTATGGATACGCTAGGTGTTAGTATCAATAAGTCCAAATCCCTCGTTTCGAAGAATCTTTCGATGGAATTTGCTAAACGTTTTTATTATAAAGGTAAAGACGTGACCCCGTTCCCTCTCGTCGGTTTGTCGACCGGGTGGTTAGGATTGGGACTTGTTCCCGAGGTTATCAGCAGTGTTGTTAATCTTACTGAGAAAGTGCCAACGCTGTATTCTATAGCGCGGTATTTAGGGTTTGGCTACAAGTCAGCGACTGCTCTCGCCTCGCGGCGATTACGGAAGATGACGAGTCGCCAAGCTGCCCTGCTACTTGGTTTATCTTATCCTGGAGCACCATATGGAGTGGATACTCTCTTCTCTTGGTTTACCATGTCCGCTTTCGGGCGGTATGTTACACTAAAGAAGGAGGGTTATTCAAACCTATGGACGGCTTTTATGGGACGGCTTCTGTCAAAAGAAGCCGTGACGTATATGGCTCGCATCGGAGCCTGCCGAAAGTCAATCGACTTAGGTATAGTGTATGCGTCACCACCGAAAGGGAAGCCAAAGGCTTCTCCCGTGCTGGATACCCAGCTTCCGGATCGTTGTCGGTCTGTTTGGCCCGACTTCGACAGATGGTGGAAGGACCGCATCCAGGACCCCATTGTCGATCCATTTATCGCACAGTGGGCTGAGATTTCTGAGAAAATCCAGAAAACCCGGGCTACTGGATACCGAGATGAGGCTTCCCTAGAGTCGATTCTCAAAATGTGGGAATCACTGGACCGGACCTTATCTGCATTCCCGACGTCGTACTTGAAGCGGAAGGACCACCAGGTCCTAACCCGTTTCCCGTTACGGCTTCGGTTGTGGAGAAAGGTTCAGAAAGTGAACCACAAGTGGATTTCGGGCTCTTAGGCTTTTCCGTGAGTATCCTTACTCTATGGGCAAGCTTAAGGGTGGAGTCCATGGTACTGTCAGAAATCTAGCAAACGATAGATCCGTTCCTCATAGAGAAGTTAGTTACTTCCTATGTGTTGAGATCCAGCGTGCTCTTAGTCTTCCCTAGGGTTGACTATTCACAACAAGTATTAGGATGCATCTTAAGCATTG